GTCCGCCCACAGCGAACCCTCAGGGATCGTGCCGAACGTGGGCACCTCGTGTGATTGCGTGCAGCGCAGCATCAGCTACCTCCTGGCCAGGATCGTGAGAGCGATCGTCGACTGCAGCCAGCGGCGCGCCGATGGTGTCTCGTCAGCCGCGTACCACTCGGGCGTGGATGCGCCGCCAATCTGCAGCGTCTGAATCGCGCCCATCAACGACGCGTCGGCGAGCAGTGCATCGACCACGCTCTCGGGGTTGCCGCCGCCGATCAGCTTGTAGATGTTCTTCATCGCCACGATTTCGACCAGCTCGGCCGAGGCGTTGCCGCCGGCGACGCGCAACTCCAGCGAGAGCCCGAACTCGCACAGCGCCCCGGTGCCGCCCGTGGTCGAGGTACCGAACGAGCGGTGATAGTCGACGAACTGACCACCGTCGGTGTTGGTCCGCGGGCGTACGATGAGGCAATCGAGCTGCGGCATCAACACCGGGTACGGGTACCCGATCAGCGGCACCTCGGTGCTCGACACCGCATCGCAGACGGTGGTCGCGACCGTTTCGCAGATCGAGCCGATATCGAGGCCCATCAGGTCAGCCACCCGACTCGCACCGAACGTGGGCCGCTACGGTGGCGGTAGGCGCGCAGCACCTCGTCCACCTCGTCTATGCCGGTGATGTACCACGGCTTGCCGGGGATGGCGATGCCCATACCGTCGACACCGCCAGGGGTGTACTGGGCGCGCAGGTCAATGCCGGTCTGGCCCATCGTCAACAGGTGGCGGGCGTAGAGCATCCCCACACGCGCCACATCGGCCGGCGCACGCTCGAAACCGATCACCGCGCCCACCCGGTGCACGGCGGCAGAGCAGGTCACACCACGTTGCGTCACGGTCGCGTAGGTGTCGATCGTGGCGGCGTCAGTGATGAACGTGCCGTCGGTGAGTTCCACCCATCGCAGCGAGCGAATGCCGGTCTGCGCAGCGGTTCCCTGGCTGGTGGTGGTGAGCACCACGAAACGGGGCACGAACGCCGTGCGGCATCGCTGCTCGAACAGCGTTTCCACCTCTTGGCGCACGGCCAGAATGGTTGCCGTCGGGTAGTCGGCTGTGCTCGTCACGTTCGGCTGATTCGCGCCGAGCTGAGCGGCGCGCAGTTCAGCGACAGTGAACAACACACCACCGACGACATCGACGGTGGTCGTCTCGGTCGCCGTGGCGCCGGTCCACGTGACCGTCAACTCATCGACAGACTGCGCAGGAATGGCGATGGTGCGCGCCGTGGCAGCCACCGTGGTGGCGGTGCCGGCGGCGTGAACGACCGAACCGGCCGACGTCGAGACTGCCACCGTGGTGGTGCCCGGGTCGGCCGGTTCGCCGTTCTGGTCGACGGCCTGCCAGCTCAGCGTCGCAGCAGTGCCGGCCACTATGCGTTGACGGACCGTCATGGTGTCACTCCTCCGGAGCTTCGTCGGCCACCTTGGCGGCCTTGCCCTTGGGCGCGGCGGGCGCCTTGCCTGCCACGAGATGAGCGGTGCCGTCGGCGTGCTCGACCCAGTGGGCTTCGTCGACGATCTGCAACTCACCCTTGGCAAGCCGGCCGTCCCACGTTTCGCGGGCCATGGTTCCTTCGGTGGGTACGTCCATCTCGAAGATGGTTCCGCCCGCGCCGCGCACGAAGACGGTCGCGGCCATCAGAGCGGGCTCACCTTGTAGACGACGATCGTGCCGGTCATGCTGGCCGCGATGTCGAGGTTGATCGTGCCGTCGGCCTGCAGGAAGCGGGCCGACTCGACACGCAACGGGATGCCGTCCGTGGAGGCGGCGCAGGTGATCGCGAGGTCACCCTGGCCAGCCGCCAGGGCGGGCGGGCTGTCACCGGCCTTGATGGTGACGACCTTGGTGCCGGCGAAGGTGTTGTTGACCACGATCAGCAACTCTTCGGTCGGGGTGGCCGAGGCTGCGATCACGTGGCTGTTGGTCGCGTCGATCGCGGTGGCGGTCGGCGCGGCGCCGGAGTTGTAGGCGGTTGTGACGGGAAGTGCGGTACGTGCCATGAGTGGCGGTCCTTTCGATGGGGAAAACGATGGGGTCGGGTGCGCAGGCGGCGCCCGGAGACGCCGCCTGCATCAGCCGGAAGGCTCAGGTGATCGAGGCGACCACGGTGGCAATCGAATCCGGACGGGTCAGCTTGGCACCATACACAAAAAGGCCGCGAACGCCGGTGCCGAAGGTGGTCTGCAAGCGCAGCTGCTCAATGTCGAGGATCTGCTCCGCGTACGTGATCGCCGACGGGTGACCAGCCATCACGGCGTAGTCGTCACCGGTAACCAGGATGGCGTTGTTGCTCTTGAGCACGTCCATGCCGAGCACGGTGCCGACCACGCCGTTGCGCAGACCGGGCGTCGAAGACGCATCGGCACGCAGGAACAGGTCGGATTCGAGCAGCAGCCCGTAGTACCACGGGGGCACCACGACGTAGCGGCCCTCGTTGGGCACGTCCGCCTCGTCGAGCTTGACGGACAGCTTGCGCAGCTGCGTGTAGGCCAGGGCGGCGGTGGTCACCGAGACGGTGCCGATCGCGTTCGCCGACGCTGCACCGGTGTACAGGCCGGCGATGTACTGGTCGGCCACGTCACGCAGGCTGTAGGTTGCCTCGGTGAGTGCACCCTCGAGCGCACCGCCGGGCTGCTGGGCCTTGTCGATGTCGTCCACGACGAACGAGAACGACTTGGCCTGATCGATCAGCAGTGTGCGGTCGGCGTCGGTGAGCGTCTCGTAGGTGAGGGTGGCGCCCTTGGTGTAGTTGGAGATCGTCGGGCGCGAGATCGACCGGATGTGCACCGTGTCGCCCTGCGCCGAGATCTCGCCCTCGTAGTCGCGGTTCACCACGGAGGGGTCGCCGTACACGAGGTTCTTCTTGAGGGATTCGAGCATCATGGCGGACCAGATCTCGGGGGTGAAGTTCAAAGCCATCGGGGCTTCCTTTCAGGGGGTGGGGATGGCTCAGCGCAGCAGGTGGTCGAGCTTGCCCGACTTGCGGGCAGCCTCGATCTGTGCGGAGGTCATCGTCTTGAGTTGCTCTCGGGTGATGGCGCCGGCCGCGGGTGCCCCGCGTGCGCCTTGCCCGGTGTCGGTCGCGGTTCGCTTCACCTCGCCCTTGGGGGCCAGACGGTCGAGCCACTCCGTGATCGCAGCCCGATCAGGCTTGCCGTCGTCGCCGAGGAACCGTGAACGGTTCAGCCCGTCGAGTAGCGCGTCAGCGTCGAGCTGGCGACCCATCGTCGCGGCACGAACCTCGGCATCGACGAGCGACGCACCGACTTCGGCGAGCACCTCAGCGCGGGCAGCGGCCTTTGCTTCGGTGATGGCCTTCTCGGTGTCGGTCATCGACGCCTTGCGGAGCTGCTCGAGCTCCTTCATCGCGCCACTGTTGGCCTTGGCTCGTTCTTCGTGCTTGCGGGCCAGTTCCTTCCACTTGGCGGCTTCAGCGGCCATGTCGGTCGCCTCGGGCTTCGTGGTGGTTTCGGTGCTGGCCTGCGTGGTGTCGGTGGTGTCGGTGGACGTCTGCCCCGTGTCGGTGCTGGCGTCGTCGGTCGACTGATCGGTAACGGTCATTGCGTGTTGCTCCTCCCATGTCGGGATGGTTTGGTGCCCCATGTCGGGGCAAGAACTCAGACGGCCGCGACGGCCGTCGGCTGAGCGGCAGCCTTGGCGGCGTCCTGCTCAGCTCGTTCGATGTCCTGAGGCGACATCTGCAAGATGACGCGCCAGATGTACCGCTCAGGCAGCCCAGCCGCTCGGGCCTTCGCTGCCGCGTCGTAGCGTTCGGCCAGCGTCGCCAGATCGGGGCACGACCACACGGTTTCCATGTCCGTCGGCGCCTCGATGCCGGCCGCCTCCAGCGCGAGCGCCATCGTTGCTTCGATCGGACCGTCAGTCTCGGTGATCCGCGACGACGCCCGGAAGATCAGCCCTTCACGCTGCGTCACTGCACCCTCAGCGCTACCGCCCTCGTTCGGGAAGAGGTAGTACAGCGGGGTGCGCGTGCGGCCGGCGAGTTCGCGCACGTCGGCCTTCACGCTCTCGAGGATCGGGGTCAGGTCGACGCCTGAGGATTCCCACATCTCGACGCCGTTGGGCAGCAGCCACATCGCCGCCGGGTCGCTGCTGAAGATGCTGTCGTAGTCGATCTTCTTGCCGGTCTCGTCGAACTCGGGCAGGTCGCCTTTGAGCGCACGTTGCCGGAACGCCTGCAGCATCGCTACCTGCATCCGCTGCAACACCAGCATCGAGATGCGGTTGAGGTCGTCGAGCACGTGCTCGAACTCGCCGAGCACCCGCCCGTACAGGTCGGCACGGTTCGGGAACCACGTCACCGGCACAGCCGTCGTCGGCAAGTCCTCCGGCTCAGCCCAGTCCCAGCCCTTGGCGTCGAACTGCAACGACTTCACGTTGCGATCACGCAACCGGGCACCCCGGTACAACTGCGCAGGCCCCTCATCGATACCGGGCAGATACAGGTATGACCGGTCCACGCCGGATGCGTCGTCGCCGAACACCTTCAGCGCCGCCAACACCCGCCGGCGGTCCACCGGATCGACTTCCACCACGACCTGGCGGGGGTCTTCGCACGTCACCCGTGGGGCGCCGATGTGGGTGTCGATCGGGCCGACGATCGTGTAGGCCTCGCCGAGCGCGCCCTTGGTGCGCAGCAGCTGCGGCATCGACGTATCGAGGTCGTTGGCCTGCCAGATCGCCCACGCGGCCACATCCGACGCCGTAGTACCACCAGCGCCGGTGGAGAAGCCGAGCACCTTCATGCGCTCGATCAGCGCCTCGACGATCATGTCGGCCCAGTTCACCCGCGAAATCTTGCGCATCACCTCGAACGCATCCACGGCCTCGCGCCCGAAACGGGTCTGGCTACTCGTGGTGCCCTTCGTCGACGGGCCAGGCGGCAACGGCGCATCCGAACGGTGATACCGGTCGAGCAGGTCGTACCGCTTCTGCTTCGCGCCGAGAGCAACGATCAGCCGGGAGTGCCACCACTGCGGCGAGTAGGGAGCGAACGACTCAGCCATGCACACCCACCTCTCTCATCTGATCCGCCGCGGGGCGGCCGACGCAGGCGCCTTCGGGCGTTCCTGCTGCCACGCACGCACCGCCACCGTTGCCGCTTCCAACGACGACAGGTCGACCCCACCATCGCGATTCCATTGCCACTGTTCACCGTGCTTGCGCTTGCCGGCCGAACCCACCGCAGTCGAGAGCCACGCCTGCCCCTTGTGCCGGATCGTCAGATCACCAACACCCGCCACGAACCCCTCACACGCACCCGCGTACGCAGTGCCCGACAAGGGCACCGTCGTCGCCTTGTGCTTCACCGCCAACGCTTCCAACTCCGGCGCCACCGACGCCGCCGGACCCGTCGCAGCCCACGCCAGGAACTTCGCACCGGAACCGACCAGGGCACGCTCGACACGCTCGAGCAGCCAGCCAACACCCGGCGCACACTCGACAATCTCGACGTGCAGCGCACCATCAGCACGCTGCCCACAGAACGCCACCGAAGCCGACGCCGACTCGGGCATCACACCAACCGCCAACACCACCGGACCTGCCGCCTGAGACTTCGCGTCACCAGCACCCGACCACTTCACCGGCTCGATCACCGTGGCCCGGCGAGCCACCGACGGCAACGGGTCCCACACACCGCAGTGCTCACGCAAGAACGCCGCATCACCCAACAACCGGCGCTGATCGATCAGGAACGCCCGGTCGATGCGAGTGCCGTAGGCGGGGTTCGCGTCAGCCCATGTCTGTTCTTCGCCGGGGTCCGGGGCGATCGACACCAGCTCGCCCTCGGCGTTCAATGACACCTGCTCGGCGCCGTGCTCGACGTAGGCGTAACGCCCACCGATGTCGCGCAGCGCGTCCATGCGCATCTCGGTCCAGCGCACCGACGTGACCAGGCCGGCGGAGCCGGTGATGATGCGCTGAGGGTTCGGCGACACCGCCAGCGCTGGTGATGATGCTGCCAGCTGCTCGGCCGTCAAGTGCTGCGCCTCGTCATACACCACCACGTCGAGCGCATCCAAGCCGCGGCCAGCGGCGCCAGTGCGAGCACGGTAGGCGATGAACGCCCCCGACTTCAGCTCGATGCCCTGCTCGCCGTTCGCGTACCGGAACTTCGCGACCTTCACCCGCAGATCACGATGGTTCTGGAAGCGGGCTTCCAACCGTTCGAACGCGTTCTTTGCCGTCGCCACCTCGTGCGCCGTGTGCACGATCGCCTCGCCCAAGATCAGCAGCCCGTACAGCTCCCGGTCTTCGATCTCATCGCCCTTGCCGTTCTGGCGAGACATCGCATGGGCGGCGATCGCAGCCGCCCACCGGCTATCAGCCTGTGTGCCCATCCACGCCTGCAACGTGATCTTTTGGGCATCATCGCGAGGCGGGCCGTAGTGCTCGGCCAGCTCGATGCACTCAGCCGCGGCGTCGAGACTGGCCACGCCTTCCGGCATGTGCAACACCGTCGGCAGCTGCCTCCCGAGCAGCCCGGGCGGCTGCGACTTGATCGATCGGGGTGGGGGCCGCAGGGGCATCGGGGGCAAGGTCGTCGAGCTCACGCGCCACCTCTCGCATCTGCTTCGCCAACGACGCCGCAGACGAACCCTCAGCCGCCGCGAACTTCACCGCCAACGACTCAGCCAGCGTGCGCAACGTCGCCACCCGTGCCGTTGCCACCGGTTCCACCACTGGCGGTGACGAGGATTCCCACCTAGAGAGAGATGGCGGTAGGGCGGCGTCTTCCGGGGTCGTGGCCCGGGGGGGAGGGGGGTCGCCCGGTAGCTTCGTCGTCGGCTTCACCATGCGACGCTCCTCGGGTTGGTGCGTGTTGGTTCGCCGGCACCGCGTAGCAGGTTGCATCGGCGGTGGGCGAGACGCAGGTTGCTGCGTTCGTAGGGTGCGCCGCCGAGGGCGAGGGGTGTGATGTGGTCGACGCTGCGTGCTCGGTCGTGGTTCGGTGGGAGGGTCTGCTCGACGTGTTGCCCGCAGAGCCAGCAGTGGGTTTCAGTGGCGAAGACTGCGGCTTGTGCTCGGCGCCATGGTCGGCCGCTGAGGCTTGGCGTGCTCATGCTCACCAGCCGCCTTTTCCGCGCATGGTGGGTGGGATCAGTCCGGCGGCTCTCGCTCTGGCCACCCGTTTCGCTGCCGCGGATTGCGAGATGCTGAGCGCTTGAGCCACAGCGCGTGTTGGCTTTGCGCCGGCAGTCCAGGCCTTCGCATAGATGTCAGCGACATCGGCGATCCGAAGACCTTGGTTCCGGGCGGCGGCGATTGTTGTTCTGCGATGCTCGGCTTCACTGATCGTCGCCTCGGACAAGACTGGACGTTGGGCCTCGATGTTTGCGATGGTGATCGCTTGACGGAGCCCTGTAGCAGTTACGCCGAATGGCTCGTGGAGCGTCACCTCTACGCACACTTGTCGACCGTTGACGATTTCCCACTTGGTTTCGATGTGCCTCATGCCGCTCGACCCTTGCGGGGAGTCACGGCTGGCACATTGGCGTGACTGTAGCAGTATTGTTGGCGGGTGTGGTGGATAGGTGCTGCGTGTTGTGTCATTCGGGCCGTGCGACATCTGCCCACCACGGCTCGGGGTGGGCGAGCATGTACGGGATCATGTCCTCGTCGCCCGGGAAGTGCTTGCGGAGTACCCACCTTCGCTTGGCGGCCAGCTGCTTTGCGCTGTGGCTTTCCTGCCATGTCAGGCATGGCCACATGCGGCCGCATTGCGTGCACCGAACGCGCGGGCAGCCGTTGTCGCAACAGTCGGGGTCGCTGCACAGGTAGTTCAGTTCTGGAGCGTGGTTCTCCATGTTGTGTTCAGCTTTCGTGTCGGGTGCGTCGGTTGCGGATTTCACAGGCCATGCATTCGCGGGCGCCTGGTGTGCGCCGGGGTCGCGTCCAACACTGCGGGCAAAGCTGCTGGTAACAGGCGTCGCAGATGGTGGTGTGGTGTTCGGCGCCGGTGTCGGGGTGGCGGTGTCCGTGGGTGCCGCGGTAGTTGTCGCAGCCGGTGGTGGTGCAGCGTGCGGCTTCGGTGATCGTGTCGGGTGGGTCGATGTCGTCGAGGTCGTCGCCGGGCTTTGTCCATGCGCGTGCTTCGGTGGCCCTACGTGCAGCGTGTTTGACTGCGGCGGT